TACCACCAACCAGTAGAATTTTCTTGCCATCCTTTTTTAATTTCAAGACCGTTTTCAATATCATGCTTGAACTGACTACGACTGATGCCCCAGCTTGCTAAATAAGGATATGGATCAACGTGGTCGCTATAATTATTAGGTTGATTGTTGGTACAATATTCGTGTGATTTAATACCTTCCAATGCGTCCGAATCCAACGTTTTAGGAAGCCCTGCTTCATCTGCTAAATTACGAAGCAATTCGATGTAAAGACGATAATCTTCCATAAACTCTTCTTTGGTCGAATGACTTTCAATCAGTTCGACTGCTGCATACGTTTCATAATTCCAGCCACCTCCCACATCGTAGGCACCATTATTTACTGGTCCTACCTGCATCACTCGTCCATTGCCGACAACATGTGAGAAGAAGCCAGATTCGACAGGTCTGCGCATATGGTAGTCAGCTTCATTCTGAGCTGTTGATTTCTTATTTCCAGTAGAATGAGCGTGAATTTGACGATAAGGAGCATAACCAATCTGAGGAAGCCCTTCTCTGTACCTGCTTGTATCAATATCCATTATTGTTCTCCTTTCCACGCATCATTCATCTGCTTCACAGCAGATTCAACGAATGTGTCCAAGTCCTTATCTGTCATGCTAATATTGTATTTTGATAGTTCAGCACGAATCTTAGCGCGAGCCTGTTCCAGTTTTTCCTCGCCTTTAAAGCCAGTATCTGAAGCTACTTGCTCTACGGCATTGACCGCATTTTTGGCCAAGCTCTCAACAATTTTGATGGTTTTCTCCCCACCTTTTTTTATGAGGTAATCTTTGACTGCTTTAACCACAATCCCAATCAAAATGATTAAAATGCTGATGGCTCCATTTACGATAATTTCATTGATTTGTTGCATTTATATTTTCCTCCACAATTTCCAATTCTAGAAATTTTTCATACAGTACCTTGATGGCTCCATTTCCACCAAGCTCGACATAGCTTTCGTAAAGACGAGACAATTCCTCAATCTCATGCTGATTGGTATTGCCTCGTCTAATGGCTTTTTTTAGGTTTTCTTGCAATCGAAAACGTTGTAATCTTTGAAGACCTTTTCCAATAACACTCAATCCTTTGCTATTATCTTTGCCAATAGTCTCAACATTTGAGACTGTCTTTTCAATAGCACTAATTTTGTCAGATAAGAGACTGATTTGCTTATCAGTCTCTTTCGTGTTCTGCGTGCTTTTGAAAGAAAAATAGCTAGGAATGATTACGATTAGAATTGGACTCAATTTATCTAGAAATGCTAGTAATTCCAATCAGACCACTTCCAATCTATTGTGCAGGAATTCGAGTGGTGTCAAGATCACTTTCGTTTTTTTGTCCTTCCCACTTCCAGATTGCAAGAAGACCATTTTGAGATGGTCCGCCTTCAAGTTGCTTGAGAGATTCACCTTTGTAAGTAAAAGCCTGATTCGTCTGAATCAAGACGCTCTTGCCCTCTCCGTTCAATTCGACGTGTTCAGGATCTTCAATTACGAACATATCACCTGGTTGATAGGCTTTGCCTTCTTCTGCAAGTGGGAACAGTTCAACAAGTTCCTTGTAAGTTGTCCCGTAGGCAATTTTCTCGCCCATGATGGAATCCTGTGCCATGACACGAACTACTTTATCGATTTTATTTGCAAGCGCAGAGAGTCTATCCTGTTCGCTCTTGTTTTGAGCAATCTGTTGCTCAGCTTGTTCAAGCTTATTCTGCGCCTGCACAATCGCAGAGCTTGGGTCCAATTCAGACTTGAGAACATCCAGCACCGCTTGAATCAAGACGTCTTCTGATTCATTTGTACGATCTCCAGGGAATGATCGTGAGTTAGTGCTGTAGCGGTTGCCTTCTGATAGTTGAATTTCTACCACGGTCTCAACATTAGAACCAGAAATTCTTAAGTACGGTTTTGTTGATAGATTATAACCATTGATTGCCATGTCTATTCTCCTTCTGCTGGTTTAGTTTGTTCATCAAGCAGAGCTTCCAGCTCATCCACTCGTGCTTGAAGTCTTTGATTTTCAGCCAATTGTTCTTCCAGCTGAATGCTCAAGAGATTATTTGCAACCATTGTACCGTTTGATGTATCGGATAAGTCGTTGATTGTCATCCGAAGTGCGCGGTTAAGCTGTTCTGTATTCATTTTCTAAGTTCTCCAATCTGTGTGTAAGTTTTTGATTTTCAAGAGCAAGCTCCTGAATAGCTTTGAGTGCAATATTGGTCAATCTGAGATTATCCAGGTTCAGTGTGTCTCCATTCTCATAGACGAGTGTAGAGTCTATCTCTTGAATCTCTTGAGCAATCAAACCAATCTTCGTGTGTGCTTGTTGTGGTCTATCCTCTTGCTTCTTCCAATCGTATTCCTTGAACTGGAATTGATGGATATAATCAAGAGCTTTGTGCTCGCAATCCACGATATTTTTTTTCAGACGTCTGTCTGAGAAATGCTGATTGACAACTGACCACAGACTGTATGCTGTGCCATTGTAACTATAGTAGATATCATTACCTGATCCACCAAAACTCAAAGATACATTGTCTGAGTTCCAGAGTCCTATGGTACCTGTTGTTTTACCATTGACACTGCCTTTTCCCATCTTGAGCCAACCAATACCTTTAGCATTGATGTAGCCATTGACAGTCATAAGAAAGTCATCGCTATCCAACCCTGTCCCGCTGGTAGTCAGATCTGAATCTTTATATACATAAAGTCCATATGGTACGTTGGCTCCACGTCCATAGGAGCCAATAAATTGGACACCTAAACCATCCTTTGAACTGGATGTCCGAGGGACATTGATTTGTAAACCTCCGTCTACTGTATCAAAAGAACCGTAAGTGCCAAGTTGAATTTTGGTATGACCGGTTAAGGTCGCACCCGAAATACTTGAACCTGTGATGGTTCCTCCTGTAATGGTTCCTCCTGCGATACTTGAACCCGTAATGCTTCCACCATGGATTCTTCCACCAGTCAAAACGCCTGTCTTGATTTGACTTGCATCGAGCGTGACGCTCTGAACACGGGTGATAAAGGCTTGCTTGGCAAATAGTTGACTCAAGTAAGCTTCATTTGCGACAAGCTTATTGAAGAAAGCCTGGTCAACTTTCAGCTTCTCAGCTGTGACCGCTTCAGCATCCAAAACAACCGTGGTCACTGAACCAGCTTCAAAATTGGCAGTTTTCAATTTATCAATCATAGCTGACTTGATAACTGCATTATCAATTAAGGTTTCGCCTGTGATGTGAGTCAACTTACCAACGAATCGATTATGACCGTTAGCGCCAAGATTGATTCCAGAAATCAAATCACCTGCACTAGTTAGATTTTGGACAGCCCATGAGCCAGATAGTTGGCTCTGAACCGTGCGAATAGCTTCGTCGGTGTCTTCTGGTGCTTCTGAGAATGGAGTTGCCACTGTCCCAATCTCAATTTTTGGAAAGGCGATCCAGACAGTTGCAGCGGTGAAAACGTGTAAAATCAACTCGCTTGTCGCATTTAAATTTTCGTTGGTAACAAATTCTACATCGTAAAATTTCCAATCAGTAGAAATCGGGATTTCTCTACCCCACCCTCGATAACCAGAACGAGCATAAAATTTGGTATTCGCAACAGTTGATTTTGCCCAAAAACTAAACCTTACAGATTTATTTTTTAGTTCATCGTCACGGCCGGTACGAGAATTCCCTCCAATGTTAAAGGTTATTTTCTGATTGTCAATTTTACCATTGAATGTTGATACAATCTTCAATGTATTCACACCTCTGAATTGATTTTCAGAATCAATACTTACAGCCAGTTGTCCTTTTGTTTGGGCGTTGTCATCATATAACTTGTACGTTGAGTACTTGTCTCTTAAATCACGCTTGAATAATGAATTCAAGAATAGATTTCGTCCGCTTGCTGATGCCTTTGAAACCTCAACCTGAAACAGTTGATTCGTCAAAGCCATGCGAGCAATATTATTTGAAATACTATTATCGTTATTCCCTATGATACGCTCGTAGAGTTGACTGGTTTCCTCCACACGTTGGAAGTCAGTCTGATTAGCCTTGCCAGCAATCTGAGATGTGATACTAAAAAATTGGCCATCAATCGTTTGCTTGTACTGAGCTATTTTTGTAGCAATATCGTTGTTCGTCTGCGTACTCATCGCACTAAGACGACGCTCAAGACCTTTCACATCCTCTTGATAATCCGATTTCCCAACATAGTTTCTTGCAACCAACTCACGCACTGCATTAGCTTGTTGTGCACTCTCTTCTCGAGTGTATCTTCTCAGGACTTCCTGTCTCTGGCTGTCTTTGTTGACATATTCCTGAATAGATGATAAGTCGGTCCGCAAGCCCTGAGCCGTCCGATCGAAGGTAGCCTTAGCTTCAGTGATGAGACCGTCAGTATCTTCGGGTGCCGGACTCCAGTCTGTTGCTAACGTTCCCGATTCAATTTTTGGAGCGCATATTTCGATAATTCCTGCACCAGATTGTCCAAATTGAATCAAATTTTCAATTGCATCAGCAGTAAATGTAAATGAATATTTCTGCCAATTTGTATGAGAAATAGATTTCTGAAATTTGCGGTTCAAATCTGTATCATTTGCCCACGAACGAAATAACAAGTTCACGTTTGCATGTGAACTATCGCTCGCAACCCTTGCATAACAAGAAATCGTGTACTTTTCGCCAACCAGCAATCTAACAAATTGAGTTAAATCTTTATTTCCACCATTCGTATTTTCAATAATACGAATCATGTTTTTTATCATATTTTGTGGAGGATCTAAAACTTCTACGCTAACTGCTCTTCCGTTTCCTCCACTAGAACTCATCCAGTAGCCTTTTGAACTATCGCCAATCAACAAACTCGCAGTATTACGCAAGAGATTAACTCCTCCGACCCTCAAGTTTGAAAATTCCTCACGAATTTTCCCGGCTTCAGCCAAAACTAAAGTCTTATCTGCCTTATCCTTAGTTGCGTTCAGGATTTCCTGATGGATTCCGCTTGCCCGCACCTCAAACTCAGCCAGATTCAATTTCTGATTTAGCTCGTTCTGCGTGCTTGTTTCCAAGCTCTTCACAGACTGCCTGATACTTTCAGCAGTCACGTTGAGTGAGCTGATATCCGCTTTGGTTCTAAGACCTTCAGTCAGACGACTCACTCCAGCATCGAGTGCATCAGCACGCTGTCTGAAACTGGATTCAACAATTGAAATCTGACCTTCTATATCTTCAGGAGCTTCACTGTAATCAGTCGAGATATTCCCTCGTTCCAACTTAAGACCTGCAACATACACACTGGCTTCGGTATTGAATCTCTCGATACGTGGTAAAATAAATCCTGATTCTGTAATTTCGAAAGTCACAGAAGTTCGCTGCCACTCGTTCGAAATAGCAACTGAAGACATGTATGGCGTTGTTCTAGCAAGTTGATTGGTTGAGGCATGTGTAAAATACACATTTATTCGGTCACTATTGATGCTACTCTTGATGTAGAACGAGAGAGTATAGACTTCGCCTTTTTTAGTTTCAAAAGCCTGCGATAGCCCAAGCCATGTACCTGCTCTGCTCATAACCGTCATGCCTTGGTAGTTCTCTGATTCTCTCGTCCAATTGGCGAGATTTGCCCAAGAACCGCTGAAATCTTTCGAGCCTTTAAATAGGTTGACTCCTCCGACCCTCACACTCGCTATTTTACTAGCCAGCTCCTCGGCTGTCTGCGCGAGCTCCGACTTGCTTGCCTTACCATCAGCCAAGTTAGTCAGCTCCGTCAGTCTGCGCGTCGTCGTCTCTTCATACGTTGCTTGCGCTGACTTCACACCAGCCAATTCATTCTTGGTCTGGATAAGTGCCTTTACTTGCTTCTCAATCTCAGCTGTAACCTGTTCTTGCTTCGGTCGAATATCGTTTGCGATAGTTCGCTTCAGAATATCCAAGTCGCCCGACAAAGCCGTATGAGCGCTCGTAGCCTGTCTCTTGAATTCTTCAAGTTTAGCAACAGAATCCAATCCAATCCGCTTGGCTTCCTGAGCGAGAGAACTACTTGCGCCAGCGTTTTGTAAGGCTTCTATAACCTTACGTTTAGCATCTTGTAAAGGACCATTTTCAAAACTGCTGAAGCGATGGTCGATATTGTCAGAGAGTTCTCTCTTGACCTCTTCAGCTCTGGCTTTGGCAGCGTTGAGACCATCTGTGAATTGGTTGACCAGCTCCTCTTTTTGACGATCAAAAGCGAGATCCGCATTTTTGAGTTCTCTTTCTAACTGACGCTCAAAATCATCATGAAGTTGTTGAGCTTCGCCCTTGACAGCATCACTCACTGCGTTACCAATCGCATTTGCAAGCCCCGACTGGAACTGACCGAAGCCAATTGATTTTAACTTCTTGGCCATAGGTGAGTAAGTGTATTTAGTAATCTTCTTGCGAACATCCAGATTGTAACGTTCGTGGAAGATGCTCACGACATCGAACATCTGAACAGGCACGTCACTCTGGCCGACAACCTCAATCTCAAGGCTATCTTCCATCATGTCACAAAGCGATGTTCGATAATACTGCTCACCATACTTGTGAAGGCTCGCTTCATCCTTCACATCCTGGTCATTAACCTCAATCACATCTTCATAGATTTGACTGTACTTGTTAATGAGTGGACTATCAATCGTAACTGTGAATGTGCGATCGGGCGCTTTCTCTCCCTCTCCCTTGACTGTCGTTGTGAAAGTAATTCGAGTCTTCAAAGACTTAGTAGACGTCTTGTGTTGATAGCTAGACAGGTTTTTCTTGTACATAAAAAGCGATTCATTTTCTGAACCGCCTTTTTTTAAGAGTCGTACCTGGTAGCCGTGGCGCACAAGGTCGCCACCCCATTGACCAATAATAGAGTGCTTATCTTTTGCGAATGCTTCCATAGCATTCTTAGAGCCAATATTAAAGGTGTGTCTGTCTTCAATATCAGAAAAGAATGAGAATGGATTGTTACGAGTGATCGCTCCAGCAAAACGACTGAGAGCAGTTGAGCCAGTCGCTCTATCCAAAGAGATAGGATTGACCACATAGTTATTCAAGAGGGTGAACACCTGGTTCGCATAGACTTGAATATAGCCATGTTTCTTCTCAACCTCGAAGATGACAAAATCCTGCTCACCGTGCAGATCATCAGCCGTTAAGAATGTCTCTTCCTTCAACTTCTCCCACAATGGATCGGATGTTGGAAATCGAAAGCTCAATTGGTAGGTGCTATTCTCCTCTTGAACAATTTCATCAGAATAGGCAGCATTCAGAGGCATATTCCCATTTGTTAAATAAATCAAATCTTATACCTCCAATTCGGTCGAATAGTGATTTTTCGGACGGTTCCAGTAAATGAAACACCGACCTTGCCAGTCGGGATTTCCAAGAATCCTCCACGCTTCCGAAGCGTGTTTTGAACTGCACCAGTTGCATTGTAGATATTTTGCTTACCCTGCCTACAATCAATCGTAGCCTTGGTCTTAATCGCAAGATACATGGTTTTTCGGCCAATTGTAAGGGAAATATCACCATCCCCCTCAATCTCGATGATCGGTTCAGAGTAAATCGTCCCAAGATTATTGATTGTACCAGATGCAGTCAGAATCAAAGGTTCTACGCTCTTCTGGTATCGGAAGGGTTGCATGATTAGCTTGACATCTATCTTCCATGCATGCATTCCGTTACGGTTGTAGGTCGCTCCTGAAAAGTCTGCATAGAAATATGATCCAAGTTGATAACTGAATTCTATTACATTTTCTTTTGGCTGAAATTTATCTACAATTGTTGAAATATCTACTAGTTTTGGTACATAAAAAGATATCGTTCGCTCGTAGCTTTCGTAAGAGCCATCTAGCACTCTATAGCTTCCGTTCAAACCATATACATCTACTGATTCCGCATGAGGTTTAGCAGCCTCTACTTCTCCAAAGTCCGTCACAACGCAGTGAGGGATAGTAGATGTATTAAAACCATTAATAATCATGTAAAACATTAAATTCCCTCCCTTGCATAAATTGCTCCATGTTGTTCGTAGGTTTTGCGTGAAATAATCTCATTGTCTAAGTAGACATCTGGCGATTTCTCAAGGATAGCAGTAAGGATTTTCTCCATACTTGCTCTCAGAATCCTCATCTCAGACACAACTTTATCTGTATCTTGCCCCTTGTTTGTATATTGGTGTTGAACAACAATGTTTTGTTGTGCTTGTTCCATTTCTCTAAGAAATTTAGCGTCACTCGGAATCCCGATACCTGAAGCATACTTAGGAACACCCATTTCATGCATCAGACGTCTGGTCTTATCTGCTCGCAATACCTTAGATCCTCTAGGAAGTGGAAGAAGGACATTTCTTCCTTCAGGAATGAAACTTCTACCATCTGGAAGAGTGACAAGCTCTTTATAATTGCTATTTCTTTGGTCGTTGACTACCGCAAGTCCGCCTGGGTGATAGTTCGTACCGTGAGCATGTTGACTTGCAAAAATAGTAGTAAAGAAATTACCTGTTACACTATCGATCCAGCTTCTAATGCCTGAAAGCACCCCGGAAGCGTTATCTTGAGCATTAATAGTAACCGTTCTATCTTGAATGCCGTTCACACCACTTTGGACTTCATTTACAGTTCCTTGCGTGCTATTTTGGGCTGAGATATCTACTGGGTTATATTGTTTAATGGCATTTATAGCACTGCTCGTTTCGTTTCTTACGCCACCTGTTTGGTCGGTAGCGAACAGATCAATAGGAGCTTCTTGTCTTGGAGAGTTCACGCTAATGATTGCACTTCCGACCGCAGCACCCGTATTATCTACTGCATCCAATGATTTTGTATCGGCGCTTGTCATATTCCAAGACAAAATTTTATCAATTGATAATTGACTATTGTTTAAAACGCTTGTTGGATCAGCCTTCAAATCTTTTGTAAACGGAGTAGTTGCATTCCAAGTAGTTAATGTCTCGGTCGAACGAGCAACGGCGTTTCTAAAATTCTCATCTGTCGCTAATAACTCTTTTTGCTTAGGTGTGAGAGCTTCGTAGTTATATAAAGCTTTGGAAGCTTCTTCTGCTTTGTTCATGACATCTGCATTTTTCAAAAGGAGTTCCTTGACTTCCGCAGGCATACTGTTCCAAATTTTCAACTGAGATTCACTATCAAAGATAGCTTGTAGTCCAGCTTGATTTTGAACAATTAGTTGCTTTTCTTCAAGTGTCATAGTTGACCATTTACCTGATTCCACAAGAGCTTCTGCGATTGTCACACGAGCGTTAGAATTGATATCTGCATTTTTGGCGATAAACTTAAATTGTTCCCAACCTTCTGCAGATTTAGTTGCTTCTCCGATCACTTCCTTAACATTCGATTTAACTTCAAAATTACCATTTTCATTGATATTCCCGACTAGTAAGGACCAAGCGTCGTTTGCTTCCTTTGTTTCCTTGCTCATCTCACTAGTGTAGTTAGCAAGGATACTATGTGAATTCCCTACCTTTTGAGAAGCTTCAGCAGCTTTCTTTCCGATTTCTTCATAGGACAGGCCGTATTCTTCCAGAACCTTCTTGGCTTCTTCCCAGTAATTATTTCCAGTGTTTGAACGAGTTCGAGTCTTCCACTCCTCATCCATGGCTTTCATAACCTGATAATACTTGCTTCCAAGAGCTTCCATTGTCTGGTTATGTTTCGATTCAAGTTCTTGAATTCTCTTATTATAAGTTTCTTGATCTATTGCTTTTCCGTCAAGTAACTCTTTCCACTCACTCTTTGAGTTCTCGTAGAGTTTCTTTTCTTCATCCATAGCCTGTTTTAAAACATCTCTAGTATGTTTTAACTGTGTTTCGTTGAGTGAGCTGATTTTACCATTTAAGGCTTGAAGTGCTGCTGTTTGTTGTTCTTCAGACAAACTCATCAACTTTAACTTAGCCTTAATCATCTCATTCTGATTGTTCAAGATGATTTCTTTCTCCTCTTGGGAGAACTTGCTCGCATCTCCATTATGACGTTGATAAATGTCATTTATCTGATTCATCATAGCCTCAGTATTAGATACAACCTGAGCATTTTTTTCTTGAGCTTTAGCAATATCTTCTTCACTAAGACCCCATTTAGACCCCAGTTCAGCCATACGTTTGTTGACCTTATCTGCGCCGTCTACGATTTCGTCGTAAAGTTTTTTGAAAGCACCAGAAACTTTCTCAGCATCTCCAGCGTGCGTTCCGAAATTCGCGACTGCAGTGCTAGTTTCATCAACTGTTTTTTGGAAATTCTTCAACTCTCCACGAGCAGTATCGCTCAGTTGCGAACCGAACTCCTCAGTCTTGATTCTTGCTTTGTCTTTCTCATTTCCGAGATAGACAAGACCTGCAGTTGCTAATGCGAGACTACCAACTATCAATCCCAAAGGATTTGCCAGCAAACTCATAGATGTTCCTAGCAACCCTGTTGATGAGGAAGCTGAGGCAGTGGCGGTTCCAAATGATGCCATCCCAGTACTTGCCGATTGAAAAGCAGATGTTAAATTTCCAGTTGTTCTAAAAGCTTGGAAAGTTTTAAGCATCAAAGATAAACCACTTACTGTTTTACCGGTTCCCTTTGTCAGCCATCCAAGAGCTTTTGTTAAATTTCCTATGATTCCTAGACCTTTCCCTAGAATTGTTAGGGCCGGTCCAGCTCCTGCTGCCAACGCCCCCCATTTTAGGATATTTCTTTGCTGTTCTTCAGACATTGAGCTAAATTGTTTCGCCATTTTAGCTAATGTCTCAATCCAAGGTTTTCCTGCTTTAAGACCTTCACGGAGAGCTTTTAGGAGTGGCCCTCCAAACTCAATAGCTAAGTCTGTCACTTGGTTCTTGAACATCTTCAATTGTGATTCTGTGGTCTCATATCGTTTATTGGCTTCATTAGTCAGAGCAGTATTCTCTTTCCAAGCCTTATTCGAACGATCCACAGCCTGTCCCATCTTATCTGAAGCAAGAGCCAAAGATTTTAGCATATTACTTTGTCGGACGCCTGTCATTCCAAGTTGCATCAAAATAGCGTTCATGTTCACGCCTTTATTTTGCGCTTCTTGAAGTCCCTTAATAAATGATTGTAAGGCAACAACAGGCTTCTCTTTCCAAGCCTGTTGGAATTCCTCTGATGTCATTCCTGCAGTCTTAGCAATAAGATTCAAGTCATCAGCTGCTCCCTTTCCTGTCAATGAAACGGCATTGCCAATTGCAGTCAGTGTTTGAGTCATGGCAGTACCACCTGCCTCAGCCTCAATACCAACCGAACTCATAGCTGTAGCAAGACCTAAGATATCTGCTGTACTTAATCCAGCTAGTTTACCACCTGCTGCCAAACGATTAGTCATCTCAACAATGTCTTTTTCAGTCGTCGCGAAATTATTACCAAGGTCTACAACGGCTGCACCGAATCGAGAATATTCATCTGACGTCAATCCCATGATGTTCGCAATCTTGGCAATAGCTGTTGCTGCTTCTTCGGCGCTCAAGTTCGTAGATTCTCCCATGTCAATCATGGTTCGAGAAAACGAGAGAATATCTTCTGTCTTGATACCTAACTGACCAGCTACCTCAGCTACGTTGGCAATTTCTACTGCACTGGCTGGTAATTCTTTAGCCATCTGACGAATGCCATCTGATAACTTCTGGTAAGATACTGTAGCCGTTTCATCTACTGTCTTTTTAACTCCTGCGAACGCTGACTCATAATCAATTGCCGCCTTTGTAATTAAGCCGACACTAGCAACTAAAGGCGCAGTTAACCCTGTTGTTAACTTGCCTCCGAAACTTGAAATATTGTCACCAAAAGTTTTGATTTTATCTCCGCCTTTAATCAGACTGTCTCCAAGTTTGTTAATACGATTCGCGAAGCTGTTTTCTTTTCCAACTGCAATCAGAGCTTGCTGCACTTTATGAAGTTGACCTTCCATAGCTGTCAACTTGGCATTTTCGCGTTCAATCTCAGCAGCGGCCTTATCAAATTTAGCCGTACCAGGTTCGAGAGTATCAAAGCTTTTCTTCATCTGATCCAAGACTTTTCTTTGCGCTTCAATCGCTTGACCAAGTGTCTTGTACTTAGCTTGAAGTAAGTCTGTGTTTTTACCGTTATTTTTAAGAGAACTATCTAGTGCCTTTACGTTACTTTGAAAGTATTTAACAGCATTCTTAGCACCATTTAGAGTAGGATTGAACTTCGACACGTCCAGCCCTAGCTCGATATACATTTGACCTAACGGCGTTCCACCTGCCATTCGAATCCTCCTTTTTAAATTGTTTCTAGAAAGTCAGCTAGATCAATGACTTCTTCGGTTTTAGTAGATTCAGTTTCACCAAGAACGCCCATTAGATCCTCCCAACTAGTATCCATTACATCCCGAATACTCATGCTGTACGGTCCTTCAGTCGCTTGCTTGATAAATTTATAAAATCTTTTTAATGCTTCGCTTGGCTTTATTTTTTCTCCTTTGGGTCAACATCACCTACCAAATGAGAATAGATGTCAGTGAATACTGCGAAAATATCAGCCATGTCTGTGTATTTCAATAGTTCTTCCACTTCCAAGTCTTCAAACAATGAGGCAATGAATTCTAATTGCTTGTCTAATTTTTCAACTTCAGACAAATCAGAAGATAGTGCTTCATTGAGAATCAGGTAGTCACGATAGTCCTTAGTAGTAATTTCCTTACTGGTCTTTTGAACGTCCTGACCCTTTTCGTTTTTAATTAAAAATTTAACCTTTGCCATATACTTTCCTTTCTAGAAAAAAGATAAAAAGAGAGCTTGCGCCCTCTTCCTACCCTGCAGCAACCATTTTAAGCTGACCTTTGAATTTTTTGAGTTTAGTTTCATCCTTACCGATGTATTTAACATAGTAAAGACCTTCTGTTTCAGCATCATCACTTGCGATTGCAGCAAAACTCAAGCTATCATCTGGAAGTTCTTCTTGCTTGTCTTTAAGGGTTTCAAGCTCTTCAGAATCCATTGAGAACTGACCTTTAAAGAATCCGACTTGCGCCTGAGTTCCATTTGCAGTCTTAGATTCAAGCATGACTGAGCAGAATGGTGCAGTAGTGTCAGCACCGATACCAATGATTTCATCTTTCACTTGGTGTCCAAGGATCTTAGCCAATACCGTTGAAGGGATATCGACCGCAGTCATTTCCATCTTCACATCGCCCACACCACGATTTGATACGTGGTAAGCAACGTCACTACCGTATGTTTTTACCGGATCACTTGCAAGACCTGAAATCTTAGCAGTACGAGTCGCACCTTCACCAGTTTTACCTTCAATCACGAAAAGGTTTTGTCCAAGTGTTGGAGTAGCATTCCCATCCAACACACGAATTGTCATGCGTTTAAAACCAACTAATGCCATTTATAGCACCTCTTTCTTTTTTAGTATTCTTCATATATAGCACTCCGACCTTTGTAGGTTCGGGCATCTACATAGCGTTTAATTTCTGGAATCCATTCATCCAAACCACCACTGGTTTGATAAAATCCCTGGTCTTCCATAATCTTTTCAATTTTTCTTTGGAGTTCTTTACACTCCACACGGTTTTTTGACTCTACATTGATTTGATAGAGAAAAACCTTTGCTAAACTTGTATCACTGCCACTTACTGCCTGAATTGGTGAACCAACAGGTTTAATGACAATACTTGTCTTGTCATTTGATAAAGTTTCAGGGCGTTCAAATGACTTGATACTAATACCAGCTAAAGTCTTATCTTCTTTCAAAGCATTGTAGAGTTCGGTTAGTTTATCTTTAATCATCTAAATCCCTCAATCTTTAAATGGTTAGCAATACGATATTTATATTTCTGAGCATTTGATTCTGAAAATCGTCTAATAACACCGAACCCTCTTGGATGTGGGTTCTTACCATATCCAAACTCATTCAAGTGAACTAAGCGCCACCGTGAACCTTCACCAAATCCAATCTTAATGACTGGAACACCGACAGGAAGACCGGTCACACGTCCGGCAGTCGCGCTTTCAATGGTTTCTCCTGTGTCTTTGAAGACTTCTAAAGCACCTTTAAATTCTTCCAGAGTCTCATTTGCAGTTGCCTTTAACGCTCGACTAGTTGCACGCTTAACCTTTGCATCTCCGAGGCGCATTTCAAGGTTTCTCAAAACCTCATCAAAGCCTTTCAATTCTGCACCACTAGCCATCTTGACCACCACCAATTATGACTATCAAAAAGTCCCGATTATCATAATCAGGACGTATATCGATTATTTGCCATTTCTTGTTAGCCAAGCGAATATCTCCGACTTCAACAAAATGTTGATTTTTAGGCTGATAATCTGCTAAAGGATCACGAATTTTAAGAGTCATTTTTGCTCTCATTGACTTACCACTAGCAATCTCGATGTCTTTCATGCTAGGTGAATAAACTTGCCCCATCGTAGAAAAAGCCTTCCTGTAACTCACATCACGGCCATCAACACCCTCTTCAACTTGAGAAGTATAGAAAGTCAAGGGGGTTCTTAAATCTCCATTTTGAGCCTCTGGCTTTTTGTAGCGAAAGCTGGGGCGATTATGATAAGACATCAGACGTTGTTACTTCTGTTTGTTTTTCTGACCATTCAACAAAGTCAGGCAATGCTTCATTGATTTCATCAAAGCGCTCTTTTGTCGCTTCAAATTCTTGGCCAACAGAACGAAATACCCCTTCTTTGAGATCATAAAATTCTTTTAAAACCTTAATCATTTTTTTCCTCCAGTTTATAATTTTCTAGTGATAATGCCATCAAATCCCCTTGAAAATTCCCATAAAAGAACTCAACTTGATCATTATAGGCATATCGTGCACGCTCTAAAATAAGCTCTCTCACTCGTGGATTGTGGTTTGGAGTACCCACGATTTGAAAAATAGCCTGTTCAGAGCTTTCTAACATTCTGGAAAGGTTAGCATCCTCTCCGTTGTGAAAAATCCTCATTCTCTCCTTAAATGCAGCAAGGAGAAAATGAGTTTCTACTTCAGCAGTCATGACTCAACTCCTAAATTAAGCTTCAGGGAATTTTAAAGTCCAAACGGCAGCCGTCTTTTCATCATGAGCCTTACCATAAGCGAATTGCTTAGCAGTGTAGAGATTCAAATCTTCCAAAGCATATGTTTCGGTAAATCGACCGAATTCAATACCGCCACCTACGAAAGCATCGTAACGACCTTTGACAAATGTAGTAACTTTACCAGTAGTCTGTGCCACAGATTCAACTAAGATTAGGTTGTAAGGCATGGCAGTAACATAAACACCTTGAGCATTCAAAGAAGTGTATTGTTTCTTTACATCCCAAGCATCAGCTGGATTAACAACCATCACGAGATTACCTTCTACTGCAACTGGAGTTTTTCCGTCTGCTTTAACAGAATGATGTTTGTAAACTTTTGTCAATTCTTTGACTACAGTAGCTGAGTCAGCAAAAGTCAATTTAGTTGTTTCAGCTGTTTTTTCAGCATATGTTGTCTGGTCTCCAGAAACAGTTCCAGTAAGGGTACGAGAAAGTCCGATAGGTTTGTTGTCTCCGTCACCATTCAAGTAAGCGGCTTCAAGAGCAGCTGCAAATGCCTCGGTAATCTGAGTGGAAACAAATTTTTGCAACCAAGCAGGTCCAAACTTTTCAGAGTCTTTTGGAATTACAACAAAAGCAGTCAATTTATTTTGAATTTTTTCTTCATCGCTGAATTCTTGTTTAAGTTGGCCTTGAATTTCAGCGTTGATTTTTCCCCAAACTGCTTGACCAGTTTGAGTTGATTTAAGGAATTTCAAGCGAATGCCTGCATTTTTAAGGCCAATATGTTGAAGGAGTGGACGTGCCATAACCATATCTTCAAAGATACGGTCGATTGTTTCTTGAGGGAATAGTTTTTCAACCCCTTTAGGGGCGGTTTTTTCAATATTATTGAAGAACTCACGAGCTTCTGCAGTCAGTTTAGCATCGTAAGGATTCAAAGCAGAAACTTCTTCACGAGCAGCATTACGAGCTTGAGCCATCATCTCATTGCTCATAGACTCAAGCATTTCGTTGTATAGCTTCGCTTGTTCTTCGTGAGGTGCACCGTTTGCAACGGCATCCATAAATGCCTGACGTTGTTTTTCGAATTGGTTAGATAATTGCATTGTCATTCTGTTTTTCCTTTCTTAAAACGTAAAAAGACCGAACCCTTTAGGTACAGCCTTGTTTGTGCTATTTTCTGGACTTTTTGGAAAATTGAATTTCTTCTGTACAAATTCGCTATTTTCGAAAGCCTCTTTTCCAATTTGTATATCTAGTAGTTTAGCTTCTAGCTTTTCAGCTACCAGTTCAGCGATTTTATCGATATCAGGAGTCACTGCTGACCTCATTTTCTCGATAAAATCACTTGGGATCATAGGAGTTTCACTCGCAACCAAATTCGGAGCGACTTCATTTGTAAACATAATCTTGTCTGCAAACCCATGATTCAAAGCTGATTCAGCATCAAACCATGTAGTCTTGTTCATCAAGTCAAGCAAGTCATCTAGAGCCTTGCCGGTCTTATGAACATAAGCGCTAGCAATAGATTTGTTAAATCCTTCTAGAACGCCAGCTTCATGAATCAAGACATTATGGTCTCCATTCACTTGAGTTGAAACGTTGTGGATCATGATTTGGGCGGTCGGACTGATTTCAACCGTATCTCCTGCCATTGCAATCACGCTTGCTGCGCTTGCTGCAATACCGACAATCTTCACGGTCACGTCACCTGGATATGAGCGTAAAGCAGTATAGATTTCACTACCCGCATAAACATCTCCACCACCCGAATTGATATGAACCTCAATTGGTTCACCACTCTCGGGAAGGACGACATCTTTCGGAGCGGTTGCATCCCACTCAAGCCAATCGTAAAGCCATCTGTCATTGTTTGATACAATCGTACCCTTAATCGGAATTACTTTCATCTTCTTTCTCACCTCCTTTCTCTAACTGTTCACCAAGTTGATAGTTTTTGGTGATGAGGAATTTATCGCCACCAGGGACAGATTCTAAGCCAAGTTCAGAGCGCACCTCGTTTCGAGTCATCGCTCCAGAAGAAATAAGCTTATCAATGCTTCCAGCGAGTGCAAACTTATCTCTCTGACCTTCGCCAATGATTACAAATAGATTATTGCGCTCGTATTCCCGTCTTGACACTAAGGCGAAATTAAGCCCATCACTCATTTTCTTAACAAGTGATTGGTAGCAATAACTATTAAACATTTTTTGACTATTTTCCAGATTGGCCATGTCGCCATGAATTAAAGCTGTTGGAATCCCTAAGACGTCAGCGACCTCATCATCAAATTGCCGACGAAGTTTCTTCAACTCATCAACAGAAATATTTGAAGTTCCTGTTGTATTCGTATGCTCGGAATATTCCATTCCATCTTGAGCTGGAACAATGGCAATCGTTTTAGTGCTAAATGATTTAAAAAGACCATCAGCATATGATTGGAGTTTATCACGCATCTGCTTATCAAAACTCCCATTGTTTTTGGTTTTCAGAGTTCCTCTAATTTGATTATTCCTAGCCAAGGCCTCGACCAAACGAGTGTGCAACTTCTCATAATCAGCAAATAAGTCAGAGATATAATCTTGCAGTCGATTATTGTTGTACTGTAAGAAAATGACTTCACTCATCCTAAAACGCTTCTCAAATGTGAAACCTTTACAAGTAACAAACTCAAACACATCATCATAAACAGCATATTTAGTCCGTGTATAAGAGTCAGCAACGAGCAACTGGTCATCAGTTGTAAGAAAGATTAGGACCTCATTCTTAGTAATCAACCTGTATACGACCTTTTGCCAAAACTCTGACGCTGATTCGTTCTTGTTCGGTCTTACATTCAGCAAGTAGTCCCAATCAGAAGGCTTAGTCTTACCGTTTTCTTGATACTTAAATGCTGACTTAGCAAAAATCCGAGCGATGAACTCGGCTGACTTATCAATCGCTAAGCTTTTGAGTTGCAGATTTCCAAACATCCGCTCAAGATCCTCGAACTCAAAACCAACCTCTGGTACTTCACGCTTAAATAAATTCAGTAACCCCAATGCACTTCCTCCTTTCTTTTAGTTTTGCCGACCACCCACCCAAAATTTCTTCTTAGATTAAAAATCCCAACTATCAATCATGTCAAGGAATTCCCCAACATTCGACTCTTGAACAAGCTCACGCTTGTAGAGAGCAGCTATCAAAGCATGGAATCCATCTGTCTTTCTTCTGACAGGTTCTTTCTTCAAGAAACGCTTATTGCCATCCTTGTCCTCTTTGACGTAGGTATTATCCGTATACCAAATCATAGAGTTGTCATTTTCAAAGATAAATCGCTCATTAGCAAATCCATCTTCTATGATTGGCGCAACCTTGGATTGAATTGCCCCGGGATTGCGCAAGAACTCATAGTCAAAGCCAGCCTCTTCCAAAAGAGGTTTCAACAAGTCCATTCTGAAACCATCGGCACAGACTAGCTCGATTTGATATTCTTTACTCCATTCATTCAATTTTTCGACCAGTAAACGAGGGTCAATACTAGGCCCGTCCACAATTGTAAATAAGCCTCTGCCTGCCCATTCTTCAATAGGAGCTTTCAGTTTAAAAGCTTTTAAAAATGATTTTCGTGCAAATGAATGTTGCTTCCAGATAAACTCATCACCATTCTTAAAGAGCAAACCAACGCTCGCAAAGTCTCGGATACTCGCATAGTCAAAACCAGCTACACAAGACCGACCTTTCAAGTCAATACCAGGAGAACGCAAACAAGCAACTAGCTTTTCTCGAGAAGTCACATCTTTCTCAAGGTCTGCTTCAGGAAGATTCATCCGTTTTGTCATGAACTCCTGACGGCCAGACGGTTCCAGCTCAAGGTCGTCATAGTCAGCCTTGGTTCTAGCAAGTAACCTTTTAGCATATGGAGTGCTTTCATCCAACATCGGATTCGCCTTTGGCCAGTTCTTCATGTCCTCCACTTCATCCGCATTGTCTAGCTTGCAGATAAAAGGGAATAGCCTAAAATCATCAACCTCTCCATTCAAGATTTGCATAGACTTCTCTATCAGCTTGTCATAGAATCCCTCACGCACATACCCATTCGTACCGTTGTAGAAAGTCCGAGCATGAGCAATCTTACCAAGACCGGACCTTTGAACCTTCACAGCTTTATCATCTTCAAACTGGTGGATCTCATCAAACTCAAGACAGCCATCACGAGCAGAGTCCATAGTCTTCGGATTGTTCGTCCGAAAAGAAAAGACCGAGTTGTTCGCTCGACCTGTGATAGACATTTTAGTTAGATAGAAATGGTCCTCAAGACCACGCCTTTGGATAGTCTCATAGACTTCCTCAAACGAAACCTTACCCTGTTTCTCAGAGTTAGCAGTGATAGTCACATCATAATCTCTGATAGGGTAGATAGGACTGATAAAGAACGAAGACCTGGCAGACATGAAACCATTCTTACCACCACCACGAGCAAGAGTGTATAGATACTCGTCAAAGTGTGGCTCCCCGTCTTCCTTCCGAAAAAGGAAAATGAAAGGAGTCAAGAAAAGCTGGTACTTAGCTAAAGGGAAAAAGTTCTTTTCCGTAAACCGAATGAATTTCTCAATCAGGTCATTATCAAAATACAAATCATCGCGAGAATAGATTTTCTCCTTGATGATTTTAAACAGCAACTTTCTTTCTTCGTTGACGACAATTTCTCCACGTTCGGCCATTTTGATATAGTCATCAACCAACGGATGAGAAATCATAACAGATCACTTCCAGACGTAGATTTCTCAACAGGAGAATTTTCAACCTCGAAATCAAACGATCGCTCAATCGCCAAAAGCTGATTACTTGTTGTGTTGATTTCCTTGATGAGAGAATTCGCTTTTTGAAATCTTTGTTGGCCATTGTGGACAGTGACTACGAGTCCATCTTCTTCAAGACGAGATTTTAGTTCATAAAGCAGCCGGACAAGATAAAGATAGCGATTGACTTTTTCATACTGGATCGCATCCTTTTTTCTAGGACTGAAATAGCCGATTTTAGAAAGTAGCTGATTTTCTAATTCTTTTATATTTTTTTCCGAGTATTCTTCCATTACCCCCCACCCCCTTTAATTTTTTGTTAAAAATTTGGACAGTTAACCCCTCCCACCGGTTCCCAAAACCTTAAAAAGACTCGATTATTTTGACCGGGGGTGTTATTCTCCCCAAAATTCGTCTGTCCTGAAATTCTTTTCTTGCATTTTTTTAGATTTTCGGAATTGAAAGCGACCGTGACGTTTGTTGTGACATTCCTTGCATAGAGTTCTTAGATTGTCGAGATCAAGAGCAAACTCTGGATAGAACTCTAGCTCCTTGATGTGGTCAACCTCTAGGTTGTCCATTGTTACTCTGCCTTCGTCTCTACACCAAACGCATTCATAATGATCACGTTCAAGTGCTAACTTCCGAAGTTCTCTCCAGTCGCTCGAGTTGTAGAATTCTATTCTGTCTGCTCTGGTTGAAACTTCAATCATTTTCGTGATGTAGAAACTTTTAGTTCAAACTCATTAAGTTTGTCAAGACAATGATTTAAATAATTAATTGCTTCAGCTGTCTCTTTAGCTAGTTGACGAAACTCTGAACTATTTTCAATTTCAACACCAATTACAATTTCTCCTAATTGTTTTTGTCTATTGGTTGTTTTATTAAATAGTCTTTTAAAAACGCCTTTCATAACTTTGTAAACTCCTTTGTTTTTACTCTCTCAATTCCTTGTTTTACATATTCTAATGAATTCGCTACATGAGTTATAACTCAGATTTATCAAGCGTTTATCCTGCATGCGTGAAACGAAATCATCATAACCTCAAAACAATGAATTGATGTCAAAATAAAAAATTAAAAGCCCTGAAACTTCGTCATGGCTCTGTCTTGTGAATCTTGATTTTTGCCTATGTATCTTAGTGAAATACTCTGACTCGAATGGTTCAGTAGATCCATTATCAGAGCAACATCCTTTGTTTGCTCATACATAAATAAACCAAAGGTCTTTCTCATCGAGTGAGTAGCTATGTTTTCTAGACCAACTTCTTCAGCAGCTCTCTTTATAATCTTGTAAGCTGTGTTTGGTTTTATGTGCTGATGCTTTCCGTTTCGACTCGGAAACAGGAAGTCTTCATCTTTCTTGTCTTTGATGTACTGCCTCATGGCATTCTTGAATTTCTTTGGCATCTTTCGTTTGGTTGGCTTGTCTGTCTTTTCATCGACAATCTGGACATGCCAGCCTTTAACGTGCTTTACTTTTAGTTTAACGATATCTCCAATCCGAAATCCAAGATTAACACCAGACAGAAAGAGCATGAGGTTACGTTGTCTATCCGACTCTTTAACTGCACTATGAAACGTCAGCCATTCAATCATAAGCTGAACATCATCTCTATTTCTGATTGGTTCAACAACTACCACATATCCTCACCTCCTTTTTTAATGCACAAAAAAAGCAGAGTTTTTCTCTCTGCTTTTGTTCATGATACTAATTTACCACATTGTTTTTGTCAATTCTATATACATTTTTGACAACTTTACATGAAGAGTAAATTTGAAAGTGTATCGAGAATCACTTCACGCCTTCTGTAAATCTGCTTGCTATGCCTGTACAAGTATCCAGTCTCTCCGTTTTCCATGATGTGCCAAACTTGAATCCAGTCATAACCAGTATGTTCTCCCCAACGTAGATAAAAGATTTTCTTGTCATCTGGTTCTAGATTTTCTAGCAATTGGAAGATGGCGTTTTGGAGATTTTCTAATCTTAAAATCATCGGATCGCTTGCGTATGCGATCGCTAAATTCTCGGACCTGTTAACGAATGTCCCACTTCCACTTGATCCTGTATCATCAATACCAGGAACAGTAAGGTGTTTCACTTCGTACAATCGTTCTAATTCATGCCTGCGCTGACCAATAAGTTTGTCAATCTTTAAGTATTTATCATCGAGTTCAAACTCGAGATAATCTCTTCGTGCTTTTGTTAAGTTCTTTTTGCCCAAACCTTACCTCCGACCTATTTTAATTATTACCCGATTGATAATTTTTAATCATGATTTGTAATCACGCCACCGGCTCCATTAACAGTAACCCAGCCATGCTTCTCTCTGGCTTCTGCTTCTTTCATACGGATAAGGTTGTCTGTGATTGAGTCTGACTTAGCTTTGTTAGCTTTGGCTTCACCTTCTGCTTTGATAATGCCTGCATCCGCTTCGGCTTGAGCTTGAACTTTCTTGGTATCGGCTTCAACCTTAGCTTTTTCCTGTTCCTGTTTAGCTGTGTCGATTTCTTTCTGTTTTACCGATTCAGATTTGATTGCTGCTTCAATCTCATCTCCTGCATCTTGGTCAGTTATTGTGAATGAAACAAATTCAAGATCATAAGATTCAAATTTCTCTTTTAGCGCCTTGTCAATCTCTTCATAGACTTCTGTGCGCTTATTCCCAAGAATGTCGTAGATGTCATAATTCCCAGTAACCGACTCGATAGCTCTCTGTACTGCCGGAGCAATTACACTCTCATTAACATTTTCTAACTTCGTATAGTTTGAAAAAATTGTCATGGCCTTTTCTTTATTAACGCGATATTTTACATCAATATTAGTATTCAACCATTGACCATCTTTGGTCTGAGTTGTGATTTTTTCCATTGTCTTCGTCTGAACAGAAGTCGATAGAGTATAGACTGTATCGATAAAAGGGATTTTAAGATGATAGCCTGTTTGTAGGGTGTTTTCCTGAACACCTCCGATCGCGCTGACCTTTACTCCGACCGTATTAGCTGGGATGCGCTTCACAGCAGTTCCCCTAAAAATTCCTAACGAAGCGATAGCAACAACCGTGATGATGCCACCTTTTGCAAGTTTTGTAAGTTTAGTTTTCCCTGTTTCGTGATCGTATTGTGTAAACATTGTTTTTACTCCTTTT